ACCCTCTTCCACCTCGAACACGTCGTTCGCATGCACGAGCCGGCTCTCGATCTTCAGAACCTCGCCTGACTGCATGGCCAGCTTCATCAGACCCTTATATCGGGGCCGGAATTGGGCCACGTTCTTCTTCAGACGGCCATCCCACACCTTCAGGATGTCGGCCTCACCCATGTTCTTGTTGAGGCTCAGGCCAAGCTCAGCGGCGCTCAGGCACGCCTTCAGCAGCGAGCCGCGGTCGCAGTCCAGCAGATCCATGTTGTCCGCCACAGCGGCCACGACGATGCCTTGGAACTTATCGACGGTCATCGACTGCGGCAGCAGGCTACGCAGGTGGCCTTCGCGCATGGCGAGTTCCTGCTTGAACCGATCAATCGGCTTGGCCGGGAGGTTACTTGCTGACATTGTTCAATTCCTCTTCGAGATCTTCGATCATCAGTTCAATCGCGCGCTCCACGGTGGCGCGCAGGGTGGGTTTAAGCGGGTGGCGCCCGGCAATCTGGCGCAGCTTGGCCAGCAATGCGCGGTCCACCCGCATCATGACGTCGTCCTTGCTCATCGCGACACCGTCAGTTTCTTGTAGCCGGTGCGAGCGCCGTAATAGTTGCCGACCATGTCCTCGGTGATCCTCGTTCCCATGGATCCCTTGACCGTGCTGATCGACAGCTTGTGCTCGCCGCACTTCACGATGGCCTTCTCCTGCGACGTGTTGTGCTTCTGCATCTCCTCGATGCTCAGGGTGAGCAGTTCGGTCTTGGCTTCGTCCTTTGCCTTCTTGGCCTGCTTCTCAAGGTCGGCCATCTCCAGATACTTCTGGAACAGGTGGGCATGCTCTTCGCCCAGCGTGATGTCCGACATCGGCACGAAGTCCAACATGCGAACCACCGCCTCGGCGTCGTTCTCGAAATCGACCGGCGGCTCTTCGCCTGCCCGGACGCTGCCCCAGAACTTGCTGATCTCGCCCTTCAGGGTGGCGATGATCTTGTCGTTGCGCGGGATCTTCATGCGGCGCGGCTCGTTACGCAACAGCGCAATCAGCCAGCCATACTCAGCGCCCGTGCATGCCATCTGGTGCTGAACCTGCAGCACGTAATTGTCGGGCGCGCAGGTAATCGTCTCACCGTCGTATTCCCAGCCATCGCCGAAAGCCGACCACTTGATCTCGACCGGGTGTCCGCCGTCGGTCTGGAAGTCCAGAGAGGCGCCCATGCCGGGGCAATCGTCTGCCGTGAAGTAGTCCGTCACCTTCTCGATCTTCATGTCCCAGCGGTGCGCCGCCCAGTTGGCGATGCCGCTTTCGAGGAAGGTGCCGGCCTGAATCGACTTGTTGTCCGAGAGATCCTCCGGCGGCAGCTTGCCGGCCTTCTCCATCCACAACTGCCAGAGCGTCGTGAACGGGGACATCGCGAACAGGGCGGCGACTTCGCTGCCCCCGATGTGTTGGGATCTCAACTCGTGCCAGTGGATCTGGTCACGCACTGTGACTGCTACCATGTCTGCCTCCGGTATTGTTGTTGTAAGGCGTCAAGCATACAGACGTCTACGGTTGGATGTCAAGCCCGCGATAAACGTCGCCGATAGATCGTGCAAGTATGTATATACCGCCACGTTTTTCCCATGCTGACTGCCATGCCGCCTGAATAGTCCGCTGTTTGCCGGTTGCTGTTTTTACCTCGATGGCAAACGCTCGGCCGGGGGAGATAACGCCGAGTAGGTCGGGCGTCCCCTCGGGCGCCGACTGGATCACGCGCGGGCCACCGTCCAGCGGGCGGAACTTGCCCACGTTGATGCGGAACATCATGATGTCCTGACGCTGGCCGAGCGCAAGGCGGATCTCCTGCTGAAGAACCGCCTCCCTCATTGGATCGTCACTTCGCTTTCCTCGCCGCTCAGAGCCTCCATCGCGGCCTCGACGGATGCGACCATCGCCACGAAGCAGCGGTTCATATCCGGCTCTTCGATCCCGCGCTCTTCGTGCCAGTCTTCCAGCACATCGAGCAGGGCGTCGGTCAGCGTTTTAATCAGCGAGACTGGGATCAATACCGGGGGGCAGTCGCAGTCCGCCCTATCGTCATGTGCCATATCGCGGCCCTCTCTTCTTCGGTTAGCCCGTTCGTGGTGCGAGCATCCCGCACCCCCATCTTCTTGGCAAGGCGCGCAGCCTCCTGCCCGCAGATGACATTGAATGCCCACTGCGTAGGGTTCTTATAGCCGCGCTTACGCGCGACGCTGGTCAGCACCCGATACTTGTTCTGCAGCATCCCCTCGGGGGTGGTGACGGCCTCTTCGCCGTCGCGTGCCATCATCACCAGATCGCCATCGACCTGCTTAACAGTGCGCGGCTTGACCGGGTAGACGTGGCCGCAGACCGGGCAGGTCGGGCTTGGCTTGTGCATGGCGAAGCAGGACGTGCATGTCCGCACCGTCTGCGCCTTCTCCCCCTTTTCGCCGCGACTTGCCACGAAGCCGTCGGCCAGCGACCACTCGCGGTCGTCGTCGATGAACCCATGCCTCGCCGTGTTGCCAGCGTGGTCGAGGATGACCGTGAGTTCCTTCTCCGGGTGCATGCGGATCGCGCGGCCGCACTGCTGAAGATACAGCGCCAGAGACTTCGTCGGCCGCAGCAGGATCGCCACTTCCACTGCCGGCAGGTCGAATCCCTCACTCACCAGATCGCAGCTTGTCAGCACCTGAACCCGGCCTTCCTCGAACGCCTTCAGGACGCCGTCGCGCTCGCCGTCCTCCATGCCGCCATCGATGTGGCTGGCCGTGTATCCTGCCTCTCGGAATTCCTGAGCCACGTCCTTCGCGTGTTTCACGCTGACACAGAACGCGATGGCCTTCTTGCCCGGCGCATACTTCCCGTAGTGCTTGACCGCGCTGCCGGTGATGACCGTCCGATCCATCGCCTCTTCGAGTTGCTTCTGCACGTAGTCGCCCATGCGGGTGCCGACGCCGCCAAGATCCGGCGAGCTTGGAGCGTAGACGACGGCGTGTGACAGGAACCCCTGAGCCGTCAATTCTGCCACTGTGGGTCCCATCACCATGTCGTCGAACATCTGGCCTAGCCCCTTGCCGTCGAGACGCTCTGGCGTGGCTGTGACGCCCAATACGCGGGCGCCGGGAAAGCCGGCCACCACCTTGCCCCAGCTAGAATCAGGGGTGAAGTGGTGGGCCTCGTCGCCGATGATCAGGTCGAAGGGCTTCATGCCCTTCATGCGCTTCACAATTGTGAACGCTGAGGCCACGACCACGTCGGCCATCGGCACGCCGCGATACCCGCCCGCCATCACGGCATGCGCTACGCCCACCTTCTTCAAGGCGTTGCTGATCTGCTTCAACAGTTCGCGGCGGTGGGCCACGATCAGAATGCGTTTGTTGTTCCGGGCCATCCCGGCGGCGATGTATGAGAAGATCACGGTCTTCCCGCTGCCAGTCGGGCTCACCAGCAGGGTGCGCCTGTGACCAGCGCGAAAGCTATCGCGCACCGCCTGCACGGCGGATTCTTGGTAGTCTCGGAGATGCATAGTGCGTCCTTGGTTGGCAGACATCTTGGCCCGGTCTGCCAGCGGGGGGGCGACGCGCCGACCCCTCAGGAGTTGAAAGGTCTTCCCGACGCGTCCAAGTCAATCGCGCCAGCGGCGCAAGCCCTTTGCGATTCGACCGGTCTTCCGGTCGCGATGAAACATCGTCTCGCATTCAGCGTAAAGAGAATCAAGCTCACGGCGAAGGTTGCCGTTCAGGTAAGACAGAACAAAGATGACGGCGGTCAAAACAAGGATAACCAGATTCGTCATTCGCCTTCCCCTCGCTATCTGAACAGAGTCAGCCTTCGATCTTCAGCGGGCAAACGCGGTAGCCCACGTTCAGCACGGTGCCATTGTCATAACGGCAGAAGTGGCTGCCGTTGGTAAACCATTCGGCCACGAGGTAGCTCGTCACGGCATATGCCGGAGTGGCGAGCCCGGCCGCAATCGCGGCAGCAATGATCAGCTTCTTCATCTCAACCTCCTTATTCGTAACGCCATACGCGCACGCCACTATCCGCCGAGCGTGCGATGAACTTCTTCTTCAGGCGGCGCCCTGCGTGAGAGGCAGTGCTGCTCATCGAGCGCGCCGAAGCACCCTCAACAAAGAAGCTCTGCCCAACCTCAAGTGCATCCCACGGATACTTCGCACGACGAGCGCGCGGCTTACGCTCCGCAGGAATTGCGAAACCATCTTCAATCTTAAACGTCATTATGTCCTCCGGTTTTTTCGCATATTACAGGTTCATTCTGCATGTTCAACTGACAGACCGCGTTTCCTACGTTCCGCCATGATGATTTTTTCTGCATCAGTCAGGCTCAGGCTGTAAGCCAAGGCAAGCTCACGCGGCCCCCGCTCGTTCAGCGTTTCGTTCGACCAACCGCGAACAACATTGGCGGCAAGATACGCGCCATTCATCTTTTTCCTCAGTCCCATAGTCCGACTGGCCACTCCTGTTTCGGTAGAAAGATCGCTCGCGACATCGTTCCCTTGAACCGAATCGCGTTGATGCTCTTCTTCGCATACGGGTGGCGGAGCAAGACGCCGGACCAGCCCTCGTAATAGACCGACGTCTGCATGATCTTGTTCAGGCCAGAGATGCTCTGGCCGATCCAGACGCCGGTCGGAACGCCATGCTCCCGCTCGACCTTCAACCCGTGACGGCAAAGCGTATCGTCGGCAATCCGCAGGTTCACGTCGGCGTTCTCGTCCGACTGGAAACAGATGACCAACAACTCGCCAATCGTCCGATCCTGCACGCCGTGCGTCGTCTCAACCCTGACCGGGGTTTGCACGATGTGATCCAGCAGCACCTTGTCCTCGCGCTCGGCCTTCACCTGCAGGAATTCATCGAGGTTCAGGGCGCTGAGGTATTTCTCGCACTGCTTCATGTCGAGACGCTTGGTGCTGTA